CTTCTAATGCTAAATAAAAATTAAGTTTTTCGGAGACCTCGCTTTCACTGAATACAGCCGAAAGCTTTTTAATTACTTCATTTTTCCGGGCTTCGGCTTGGGCATGCCGCTCGGCTTCTTCATAGGTTTTGATTTGGGTGCGTAAGCCATCGATTTCAGTCTCCTTTAAAGAAAGTGACAATGTCATTTCATCGATCTGTTGTTTATAGTCTTCCATTTTTTCCTTCTCTTCTGCTACGGAGAGCAACGGGGTTCTATCCCCGTAAGCAGGGTTATCAACTATGCACGTGCCTGCAAACGTAATGTCCTTAAGCCAGCGCACTCCGTCAACTTCCTCTGCTGATGTGTAATAAACTTCCCAAGATGTTCCAATAAATTCATCTACGTCAGCACGCGATTTAAGTAAGTCATATACTGCGGGGTATTCATCTTTCCAGATGAAGGCTCTCCCCTTGATCACGTCGCGTCCCTGGTAGGTGTCTACAAAAGCCTCGACAATGGCGCCAACAGGTTTAGCACCTGTGTGACCACCAAAACCAGTCGAAGAAGATGCTATCTTTATAGGAGTAAATCGAGAAGTTCGTATGACGTTGTCTATTTCAGCTTTCGTAATGCCTTCGCTATTTGCGTTAGGCTCGAAATCAGTCAAAACAACCTCAATTTCTTTAATGAAAGGATGATCAATGTTTGAGACTTCTGCAAGTCTTAAACCACCTTTCAATGATGCCGAACTTTTTTTGTCAGCTGCGTCCATTTGTCTTACTAAGCGAGCAAACCAGGATCTGCCAGAAGCCCCTCCCCAAAGTAACCAGGAAACCCAAGCCGGTGAATCTTTTGGAGCATTTGCAAATCTTGCGTTTCTTCCAAAAAATCTATTTCCCATTCTTGCTCTTTCGGGGCTTACGGACTCACCTGAGACATACTTTCGCGCCCAAGCCACTGTAGCAGGTTCTAAACCGCTACCACTTAATCCTTCCTCGTGAAGAACAAGGCCACGCTTTGCAGCTGAACGAGTTCCGGCAGGAGGAGAAAAATTAATATTGGCGTACTTTGCCGCGGAGTATGTTCGACTGTTTGTCGCATCCTCCTCAATTTCATTAGATTCTTCTATGTCTGGAAGATCCGGAATCTGCAAATCCTCGTTTTCGATGACCCAGAATTTACAAACAGCCTCGTCTTCTAAAATACCTTCAACAACTGAACAGCTTTTGCTGTCTTCTGCGTAAAAAACGCAGTTTGCACAAACGATCCCTTGCGCCTTAAACGGATTAAGAGAAGCGGGCGCGTAATGTGCTCCTTCGCTATCAATACCCTTTCCGAATTTACCAAAATCATCAACAATGCTCAAGATCTCTTCAACTAAGTACTGTTGACGGGGTGTAAGATACTCGTCTTCTTCCATTAAGCACCTCTAACTAGATGCATGTTAAATGAACCAACGACACTCTCATCTAAAGTAAATGAAATAATAAAACCGTTAACAGGGCTAGCAAGAATCGGCACACTGTATATTCCACCAGAAGCGGTAATAGAGTCCGGAAAAAATCCGTACCGTGTTTCGGCGTACAGTTCGTAGGTATTAATTAGAAGATCGTCGTCTAAAAATCCTAAATCTGCGTAGATTCTTAGCGTACCTGCCGCGGCAGATTTGATAGAGAAAGAAAGTTTTCTCCAACCTGACCGTATCATAGGAATGTACACAAATCTAATTCCTGATACTGAAGTATCAAAAAATGTTCCGCTAACTGTTATAGGGGCCATTGTGTATTGATCAAAACTGTTTACACTTACGTAAATGTCATCGTAGCCTTCTGAAAAAGAAGGAACAAGCTCATTTACTCTACCGTCTCCGGCTGTTTTCAATCCACCTCGAACGGTTGTGCGAAAGACTGAAAGTTCTGTGTCAAGCAGCTCAATGCTGCTGTTTTCTATAGGTTCAGCATAATATGCACCGCCCATAGGAAATACAGTTGCTCCGCTGTTGAACGACTTTGTATAAGAACCTTCCAGTACTAACGAAACCGGTACAGGCGATTCGACTGTACCTATAGTGGCTCCGCTTGCAGTAGTCATGACAAACTGCTGATAATGCGTTGTCGTCACTTCTCCTGGAATTTCTATAGTTCCTATAGTCGTTACTGAATTCGATGGTATATTTATTGCCATGGTTACCTCCAAACTATAACTATCTATACTTGTCAATAATTATTTGTCAATTTTATCTTGTTAATAATAGAGCGGACGCTCTCTCTCGAAACTTGAAGACCCGCCGTATTGCACATTTTAGTAATGTCTCTAATCGAAAGTTCTATTGAGTAAATAGACTGAATAAACGACTCGACGAGAGGAGTAGTTTTTGGTCTTCCTCTTGGCCTCGAAGAGCCAAAAGAAGCTCGAAATCCTCTGCTTGCATAATCAACATCATAGTTTACCGACTCAGCCTTGGTGATCCTTCTCTGAATTTGCTCCATTTTAACAATATCAGAGTACCATTCTTCATTTTTATAAGCAGAATATAGATTTTCACAAAAAGAACATAAACTGTTTCCTCGTTTTCTCCTATTCTCGCAGAACAAACACTTTACATACCGCATATATTCACCAACTGACAATTTAAAATAGGTATACTTACCCATATTTATAATAGCACAGATGTAGTAGTGCGTTTACTAAAAGTCTGTTCTCTAATCTAACTCTAATAAAAAAGGAGAAAACACGTATGTATAATTAACAAGAGAAAAAAAAAAAGAAAGCATATGTTTACATATTAAGTTATGTATGTAGTTATTAATTTATTTATTAATTGATTATACACTTAAGCTATGATATACTGTGTTAGGTTTAATATAGTATTAGGGGGTATTTTATGGATTGGAATGAGTACCAAGGCTTTGTGCAGTCTACTAAAAAATACGATAGTCGCTTTAAGCTGATGTATCCAGTGATTGGACTTGCTTCGGAAGCAGGTGAGGTTGCCGGAAAGCTTAAAAAAATCCTTCGAGACTTTGAAGGACGCGTTGATGAGTTACAGCGGAATAAACTAATCGACGAGCTTTCAGACGTGCTCTGGTACGTGACTGCTTGCGTAGATGATCTTGATTTTACTTTAGAAGAACTTGCATTGTACAACGCGTCAAAGCTTTCTGAACGGATGCAGAACGGCACTATTCAGGGAGATGGCGATAATCGATGAAGTTCACTGTCTACGAGTGGACTGAGCATGGCGGTAGTTTTACTGTAAAGTTTACTACCGCCTCTAACAAACTTGACAGATCCGATTCCTATCAAATTACCATACCGTTCAATGGTGAGGATCCTCAACTTTTTATGAACAAGATGAGAAACTATATGGTTTCTCATGTTTCGTATCTAGATAATTTAAAAGCCGCTAAGAACGTACTTCGCGGTTTTTCGTTCACAGACCCAACAATTCATTATTACGAGAGCATAGGAGAAACTGATGTTACTTAGCAAGTCATTTTTAAATAAATTCGAAGACAACCCTGAATGGCCGAGCTTGCTCGGTCAATTTGTCTACCTGCGTACTTACAGCCGCTACTTGCCTGGCAAAAAGCGCAGAGAGACCTGGAAAGAGACTGTTACTCGTGTTGTCGAGTACAGCATGAGTCTGGATACCTTGACAGATCGCGCACGGCAGGAAGTAGAGGCGCGCGAGCTTTTTGAAGCAATGTACAACTTGTCCGTATTTCCGGCAGGTCGCACTTTGTGGACAGGCGGGACCGAGGCCGCTAAAAAGTACCCGCTTTCAAATTTTAACTGCTCGTTTATGATTGTAGACGACGTTCAAGCATTTCTTGACGCGTTTTACTTGATGATGTTGGGTACCGGCGTCGGTTTCCGTGTACTTCCTCAAGACGTTGTTCAATTTCCACCATTGATCACAGGCGTAACAATTGAACACGTCGAATACACGCCAAAACGAAAAGCAGACCGCGAGGAACTCTCAAAATACGCCATTGAGGACTCCGTAATGCAGCTTTGCATAGGTGATAGCAAGGAAGGCTGGGTATGGGGCTTAGAAGCCGTATTTGAGGCCTTCTTTAAGGGGTATAGCAAGATCGTCGTTAACTACAACAGCGTTCGTCCCGCAGGTGAGCAACTTAAGATTTTCGGTGGGCGTGCTAGCGGTCACGAAGCACTGCGCGACATGTACGAAAAAATTGTCAAAGTCCTGAACGAGGGCACTGACCGTCTTTCGACGCTGCAGGCCATGGATGTAATGAATTTAATTGGTGAGGCAGTCGTTGTTGGCGGTGTGCGTCGTTCGTCAGAGATTACTCTATTTGACATTAACGACACGGCTGTTCTTGACGCTAAGGTTGACCTCTGGTCAGACCCTGCCAAAGAAGACAAGAGATTTCGCTCAATGAGCAACAATTCTGTGTTCTTTACGGAAAAGCCTACCAAAGAGCAGCTTGAAAAGCTATTTGATCGTATTCTGAACAACGGCGAACCTGGTTTTATTAATGCTGAAGCAGCCGCAAAACGCCGTCCTTGGTATGCCGGGACTAACCCGTGTGCGGAAATTCTTTTGGCAGATAATGGTGTGTGTAACCTTAGCGAAATTAACGTTCGTAACTTCGTTAAGAATGATGAGGACGGTGGTTATCTAGACATGATTGAACTCGAGCGTGCAGTAGTGCAAGCCACGCGCCTTGGAGTTCGTATGGCCACACTTGAGCTTGAGTTACCTCACTGGAATAAAGTACAGCAGCGAGATCGATTGACTGGAGTTAGCCTAACAGGCTACGTTGAGGCGTTTGATGCCCTAGGTGTCTCAACTACTGAAGAAGATTCAAATGCTGTTCGTGCCGTCGATCGAGATGGTGGAGGCCGTCCACGTTTGCGGTTTTACACATTGCGTGATGTTTTGGCAATTATAGGTTCGGTTGCTCAAGAAGCAGCTCTAGGATATTCTACAGAACTTCGCATTCCGGCTCCACTTCTGGTAACTACTGTAAAGCCGTCTGGCACAATCGCTCAACTACCTACTGTATCCAGCGGTGCTCACGCATCGTACGCGCCTTTGTATGTCCGACGTGTGCGTATTTCGTCAAAGGACCCGCTGGCGC